AAAGAAGCTGTAGCCTTAAAACCATTATTGGGTGAGTTGGGTGTATGTAGTTGAGTCCAACTGTTCCCTATATAAACTTGCAACACTCCTTGAGAAGTATTCCAGATTACATCACCTTCTAAAAAGTTTAATTGCGCAATTTCTGTTTCGTTGAACTGCGGCGTTCGATTTGGGTCGAACTGTCCTAAGTTTAACTCAAGAATCCTAACTAATCTATTAAAAATTTCAGAAGAAATCTCCCCTTGAGCAAGCGGGAGACTGGTTTCTAATAATTTTGCCACTATCTTCTGCCGTCTGGTTTAATATCTAATCTGGTAGCTCCTAGTCTCCAACCTACGTTATCGTTACCGTCTGAGTCGTCATCTGACTCTACTCTAAATACAGCTTGACGACTTCTTGCTCTAAGACTAACTTGTCCAGTTGATGAGCCTACAGAAGATGTAGAGCTGGTTGATAGAGATTCTCCAGGGTTATTTCTAGTTTTAATAACAAGATTTACCTTACCTGAGTCTGAATTAGCTAAAAACTTTAAGTCTGGGAACATTCTTTGTATATAGGCAAACTGCTCTCCCTCACCCACTTCAAAGTCTGAGCTTTCAATAAATACGTTAGTCATAGGATTACCGTCATCGTTAAAGCCATCTTCTTGTTCAAACAAATACCCGTTATAAGTAGCTCTAGGATAGTTTTCAATACCACTATCAAGCCAAGCATGTCTCTCTAATTGACCGTAATACCAAACGTTATCTTCGTAGTTATAAATAACATACCTGTCTATTTCTGTTGCGCTTCCTGAACAATAGAACCAACCAACTTCAGACTTTTCAGTAATAGTAAACGCATGTATTTTAAATGACTGACTTAAGTTTATATCAGCATATACGTAATTATGAACGCTACAAGGTATCTTTTGAACGCTACCTGTATATGCGTAAAAGTTTGTTGAAGACATCCAATAAATAGATTGAGCTGAAGTAATAACCGCTTTTGGTCCTATAAGACCAGTACCTTCGTTAATAAGATTAACTGCAAATGTAAAAGGCGGACCAACAAACTGCATACTGTATAACGCAGTATCAGTCCATATAAGTATTTCTTGTCTAGATTTTGTAGCACCAATAATAGAAGAACCAGACGAAAGTCTTAAGTCTCCAGCAGTATTAGTAATTAAAGGCTGAAACTCTAAGTCATTTTCTTGGTCGCTAAAAGATATAAGCATTGGGTCTATAGTCCCAGTCCTTGCTCCATCTGATATTGGGTCTGAACCCAGTACAATTAAATGTCTATCTTTTTCAGAGGTAATAACTTGTAACCCTACTGTTGGTACCAGATTAGCCCCAGATACAGTAGAAAGATTTACAGCTCTTGTTGTAAGGCCATCGTTTTCTACCCATCTATATATACCACCAGCTCTAGGATTTATTATAAGGTTTTCGCCAAAGTGGTCATGTGTCCAAAGTCTTAACTGGTTAGTAGCAGATAAAGCTGTAGTAGAGCCAAAAGTCCCTTCACCCCAAGTACCAGAACTCCAACCAGTACCAGTAATATAAACATCTAAGCCTACATTTACTTGGTAAACTCCATCTACTCCAGAGCCTCCATTTCCACTATCAGAACTGTTTGCTATAACCTCATTTCCATCAGTATCTTTGGCTAAAAAAGTGTATGTATTAGCGGTAACAGATGTTATTTGATATTCTTGATTTAAAACCGTTGCTGTTATTAATCCACCTAAACTTACAGCTCCTGAAAAAGTAACAAAGTCGTTTATTACTGAACCATGTCCATTATCTGTTGCTGTTATAGTAGAGCTGCCATCAGTAGCAGAAAAAGTAACGCCATTAGTTGTAGTCTTTCGTATGGGGGTAACATCTGAGTAACTGTCTCCTTCTCTAATATAATATTTCCAGGTAGTTCCTACTCCTAGATACTTGGTACCTCCTAGAGAGTTCCAAGCATGTAAAGCTCTAGCGGTTCCTAAAAAACTATTAGAACTATCTTTTGACCAACCCCCAAACTTTTCTGGTCTACCTTTTCTAAAACGTACAAGATTTACGTCAAACCAGCCGCCTGTATTATCGTATTCAGTTCCTTCTCTATAAATACCTGGTTTAAATACAATCTTGCTAAGTGGCATTATTTACACCTCATGCCATTCTTTGCCTTCAAATAAAAGGGCTTCTGCTTCTCTTCTTCTGATAAGTCCTTGTAAAACCTTACCACCTGCTTTATTCCAACGTTTTATTTGAGCTGGAACATCATCATACTCTTTATTATTTAATACTTTTAACATAGTAGAAGCTTTTAAATTAGCTGGACCTAAATTAAATACCCAAGATACTAAAGCATCAAACTGATTTTGTTTAAGGGGTACTTTTACTAGCTCTTTAATATAACTTTCATACTCTTGCATTTCATGTAATAACAAATTATCTGCTTCTTTTTGCGTAAGAGTATCTCCTTCCTTTACACCTTTAGTTGAACCATAACCTATAGTCCAAACACCTGCTGCACATTGATATGCTTCTAATTCACATCCTTCAAATTTTTTAATTAATGATAATCCTTCTTGTGATATGTTCATTTATTCTCCTGCGGTGTAGTAACTTTTTTATAATAAACCACAACTTCTTGTAACTCACTGATATAACGTTTTAATTCTTGTGTGTTGTATGCCATTAATTCATAATCAGATACTGACATAGCAAGAAATACAACTGTACCATTTTCTTTTTCTATTCTAGCAAGAAACTCATCTAAGTTTTTATCTGAAACAACATACCAATAAGGATCATTTAAAGATATTTCACGAGGCATTACTGGTTGTGCTATAGATCGTTCTATAGGTTTAGAAATAATTTCTACTTGCTGTCTACTCGGAAACAGACTGCAACTGGAGATTATCGTCAAGACCATCAATAGTCCTGCTAACTTCTTCGATGCTATCAAATACTTTTTTTGTTCCATTGTTTACCCTTGTTTCAATTAAACTAGGTTTAGCAATAGCTAATTTAGTTAAATTGTGTCTTTTAAATATATCAAGATAACGAGTCATTTCTAATTCTATTTCGTTATTTCTTTTTTGTATTTCTAATAAACCTTCTGATTGCGTTTTAAAATCTTCTTGCAAAGTTTTAATAGCTTCTTTTTGTTCTTGATCTCTTAGCTCAAATGCTTGATTAAGTTCTGCTAGTCTAGAGTTTTCATTCCAAAGAAAAAAAGTAAGTAATCCTAAAGCAAAAATAACTCCTATAAATATTTTACTCATTTAAACTCTCCCATACATTTGTTCCATTCTTTACTGTTTATTTCAACAGGATATTTTGTAAACAATTTTGTTTTACAAATTTCGTATTGAGCACGCCATTTTGCAGGATCGTAAGAATCAGACCATTCTTTTTTAGGCATAGGTACTGATGCACAGGAACTAAGCAACAAAAGACTAAATAAATTTTTCATTATCCATTTAGAGGATTGCTATCTTTTTTGTCTAATTTATCTTCTACTTTACTTAAATTACTATCTAAACTTTGTAAATCAGCTTTAATAGTAGCTATATCTGTTTTTATTTCAGTAACATCTGGAACAGAAATACTATCTATTTCTTTTTCTAAAAACTGAACAGATGTTTCTATAGATGCAAAGCGTTCTTCAATAACTTTCATTTCATTTTCTGTTTCGCCTAAACCACCAATCTTGGCTTCTAGGTTAGTAATACGATTAACATACTGTGCTCCAGTCCATCCAAATCCTGCTAAGGTAGAAACTATTGTTGCTAAAGCTATAAGCTGTCCTGTTTTGCTTTGAAACCAATCCATAATTATCTCCACATATTAGGTTGATCATTTATCATTTGACCTAATCCTTTTAAATTATCATTTACCAGTCCATAAAAAGCACTGGTATTATCATCTAGTGTAGCAGAAGTATATATATCAGAGCTACTGTACCAGTCTTGAGCATCAGGTACGCTAACTTGTGAATAGTTATTAAAAGCAGGAACATAACCTATTAATGCTATTAGTTTAGACTCATCTCCATATTTGCCTGTTTCTTGTTGTTGTTCTTCTATTTCTTCTTGTTGTGCTTCTATGTTTGCTGCAATTATTTTATCTGCTATTTGATCTGCTTCTGAAGCTGTCATAACTCCTGAAGATGCAGTATCAATTTCGCCTTGTACATTTTGCACTTGCACATCAGCTACAACCATAGATGCTGCATTATCAAATGTAGGCAAAGGTGTTATAGATACAGACATACTATTAGAACTACCTACATCACTTTGCATAGACAAAACTTGATTTGTTTGTTGTGTTGCACTAGCAAACTGATCTGATGCACTAGGACTACTAGAAGTGCTAATACCACCACTAGATGCTGTAGAGCTTCCTGTTGATGTATTTCCTGTAGATGAATAACTAGATGTATTATTTGATTGAGAGCCACCAGAGGCTTGTGAGTAGCTGTTAGCTGCTGTTTGTACTCCTGCTCTAACTACATTAAGTGCTGTAACCATTAATTTGTTTTTACCTGTAGGTTCATCAGATTCTACTGCTGCAAACTCTTCTTGAGTTTCTTCTATAGATTCTTCTCTAATTTCTTCTTCTCTTTCTGCAATTCTTTCTTCTTCCATAGCTTCTTGCATTTCTTCTATTTCTTCAAAAACTTCTTCTACAGCTTCTTCTTCAAAGATTTCTTCAAGAAATTCTTCTTCTGGTTCATCAAGATTAGCAAGTTCTTCTTCAATTCTTTCTTCAAAATGTTCATTAGTTTCTTCCTCAAACCATTCTTCCAACTCATCTATGGAGTTAAATTCTATGAATGTTTCAGGTTCGCTGTAATCTTCTACCAAAAATGTTTCTTGAAATATAAATTCATCTAACAATAAATCGTCTTGATGCAAAGGCTCATCATGGTGCGGTACAAAGTCATCTATAAATGGTAAAGGTTCAGGTTCAAAAAATATTATTAATTCTTCAGGTTCAGAGCCATCAAAATATTCTTCAAAGTTATCACTATCAAATTCTTCATAAGATGGAAACATTTCATCTTCGTATATTTCAACAACTGTAAACTGTTCTTCAAAACCATAGTTATCATGGTAATCATCTTCAAATATACCAGTAGCAAATTGCTCTTGCTCATCTACATAACCATAATCAACATTACTGTCATCAAAAAAAGCTACTGATTCTTCTTGTGTATACCCTGCACAAAAAGGTGCATATTGTGGATCATCAGC